TGTAGCGCTCCGTGCTAAAAAAGCGCCCTGTGAGCGGCTTCCTTTACTACTATTACACGGTTTGCACGCAGTCACCATGTTCTCAATGTCAATAGCCAACTCTGGTGCTTTGCTGATTGGAATGATGTGGTCGATAGTCATGTCCTTATTTTCTGCACCACAGTAGTAGCACACATAACCATCACGAGCCAAGGCTTTGAGCCTTACCTCTTTGTACTTCCTCGATAATCTAGGATCATTACGCTTACTACTCATTGCCAACCTTTAACTCTTAGATGATGTAATGCCTTACAGTAATCAGGCTCATCATAGCGTGTTACTCCATAACGATGGCTTACATACGACCAATACCAATAGAACTGGTAATCAGCAGGTGCGCCTATCAGCGCCCTACTTCTACCTTGGTATATCCCATAATGAGAGCCATTACGAGCTGTTAAATCATTCCTTGATTCAATATAGGTAATTTGATTATGACAATGAAATTGCTTATCAGTTAATTGGTAATCAGCTAATTGCTTAATGTTTTTAATGGGATCTATTGAGCCTTGTGTACTAGGTGCGTTAGCAATAGACAGAGGTATCCCAATAACGATGGCTACCGAGCAAGCTACGCGCCGGCGGCTTGCTCTGAGCCCTTGATGGGCTCTAGCCCAGAGTGTACCAGCCTTGTCAAGCATGTGGATAACTCCCGCGTTGATTGACTTTTTACCGCGTGTTGTCCACAGGTGTGTATAACTTTTCATTGGCTTATTTCCCAGCAATAGGCGCAGATAACCTCATTAGAAGCTGAAACTGTATATCCTTCTTGACACTTGCAACCGCAAGAGCATTGTGGATCACTTATCTGTTGAATAGAATCCTGAGCCCTTAAAGTGCGCTGGAACAGAGCTGTAAATCTTGCGCATACTTGACCCGCAAAACGGGCAATCGACATCATGTGGTTCATTTATTTTTAACTCCTTGTCATAGCGAGCATTAGCCTCGCATAACTCGTTGTCGCACTCGAACTCATAAATAGGCATTACTTACATACCCTGCATGGCACATTGACCAACTTCCACGATCCACACTTTGTGCATCTTTCAGGCTCTAATTGTACCGAATCAGTCTGTATATCTTTATAAAGTGGAAGAAGTAGTTGCACCAAGTCACCAAATCGCATGAAAGCAAGATACTCGGAAGCATCTTCACCCTGTCCGTTCATACGACACACCACGAACGGTAGCTCTTTACCACCTGCCCGCTTGGTTGCTTGGCGCAACCACTCCAACGGCTGAAAGGAAGCACGAGCTTTAACTTCAACATCGAACGGGACGTTGAGTATGTCCTTTCCTGCCCCACGACCGACGCTTGCGCTTCTCCACCATTGCGAGAGGTAGGCTGCAACGACTCGCTCAGTACGCAAGCCTCGATCCTTTCTGTGTCGTGTCATGCACGACCAGCAGAATTAACTGTTCCACACGCTTCGCAAGTCCACTCATGTTTCAAGTATCGCTGGCGAATCTGCATTGAATTAGGAAACTTATTGCACATCTGGCATATCAGTTTGTAGCCAAGTTCTTCGAGCAGCTTTGCATTTTCTCGCAGATTGGCTTCTTGCTCAGGCGTTGGGAATGACTCCCATTCGCCATCTTGGTTGAGGAATTGAATGTGTCCCATTATTTGTCACCATGATGAAGAGGACAATAACCTGAATTGCAACCACACATTAGCTGTCCCGCCTTCCCCACTTGCCATCTGATTTAATCTCATACCAGATTGGCTCACAGCGTTCTGCTTCTCCAAGAATCTGCCCAACGCAACGCCAATGACCCCATTGCTTACCCGCTTTGCTCGTTCCAGTTTTCCATACACGCGCACCATGGATACAACTCTCGTCGGGTTGAGTGCCACCAAGGACAGCCTTCACCGTCTCGACTGCTGTCTCTAAGGTTTGAACTGGTGCTGCTTCCCATTGAGTCCATGGATCGTCTGCCTTTGCTACTGGAACATATTGCTCTGCTGTCTGAGCCATCTTTGCTTTCACATCTGCAATCTGAGTAAGTACAGCTTCTTTTGCTGCAACCTTTTTCATTTCCTCACGGCTGGCACGCTTACCTTTTGTAGCATATCCAGCGTTCGCAAGAGCGCGACCGATAGCAGACGTTTCACAATTCTCAAGAGCCGAAGTTGCATTAACCCCACGACCTTGGACAGTTTCTTCCGCGAGTCCTGTTGTCCATGGGCGCGCATCAGCTTCCGTGCGATAGATAGACGCCTCGACGATAAAGCGGGTAGCAGTAGCCTCAATAATCTTTGTATGAATCTGTCCATCTGGGTGATCCTTCCAATACTTGATTAAGCGTTCTTCAACCGTCTCGTAATCTTCAAGATTAAACATAGAGTTCGTTCTCCTCTGTGTGTAGTTGTCCCGCTATTGCGACATACGCCGCGAGGTCGATGTAAGTGTCTGACTTTGGAGTCTCCATGCTTCTTGCGATTTTGACCAGCGCCATACACATTGCCACCTGATAATCGTTAATGGGCATTTCGAGGTATGAACTCCAGAGTGCGGCTGTGCGCTGCATGTTGTCGCTAGGGTGACCGTAATCAAGTCCTCGGTCTTGGATAGTAGCTCTCGCTTCGTTGAGATAATCACGGGCGTTCATCGGCTAACCTTGAACTGTTGTTCGAGCTTCTCGTAATGCTTGCGTACTGCCTTACGCCCTGCCACATAACCGTTTGCATAGCCAGAGCGATTGCCTAGCCAAAAAGCAAAGCAGATCATTGCAAAGGCGATGATTTGTCCTATTGTCATTTTGAGCCCTTTCATTAGGTGTAGGGCTGGTTCTAGATCTACTTTCCCAATGGGGATTTCGCCAGCCCTACAGAAAGAACTTTAAACCATACGGGCTAAACAACAACCCCTTTTTGATAACGAAACGATAACGATTTCATCGACCGTTTCATCGCCAAAATCAGGTCTAGCGAACCCTTCCATAAACCTTGCCATTCACGATGAAAGTGCCGTTCTTCTCAATGTAAATCAGGTCTGTTTGGACATTCTTGCCCTTGACGTACATGATGGCGAAAGCCTGTTGCCAGTTCATTACCCCATGGGTGTAACTAGCTCTACGCGTATCCATTAAATGCCCACATTCGATACCATGCAGGATACGCCCTATACGCCCTCCAGAAGCCTCTGTGAACGATGAGCGCCCCGCTCTGTGCGTGTGACCCGAAATTGTGTTTTTCCCCCGCCTACGAGCCCCCTCAAGGGCTGACAGACCCCCCTGTGGCTTGATGGGTGTATGGTCGCCGTGAACTGCTATCCAGTTGGGCGCAATATTCATCTCGTCTCTGTGATGGGTAATGCCAAGTTCCTCAAACTTCAGGAATCGTTCAAAGCGCAGTTCAGGTAATGAACCCAATGCTGGAATCTTGCTGCTGATTTGGTTATATAAACGATCCGTGTGGTTACTTCTTATGGTATCTGTGACGCCTAATTCCCAAAGAATATCGACCGTCATATTACGGTTATCGTCAAGCGTCTGAGCAAACCATTCAGCTTTGCCTTCACTCCAACGCCCCAGCTCGGTCATATCCATCTCGTCACCCAAGGTCACAGTCTGGTCTGCCTTAAACGTTTTGCTAAATCTGATGATATTAGACACGACGTGCGAGTCGTGTAAGGGAATCTGAAGATCGGGTATTACCAATATCTTCTTGACTGTCATTTAGTCCTCGTCGTCGTCCTCATAGGGGATATTGTCGATTCGATTAGGCAGGTTAGGAATTAACCAATCAGGAAAAGCGTCACGATCTGCAAGAATCCAAAAAGCGTGGGTTTCTGTGAAACCCGCACGCCTCAGAGACTTGTACCATTCGTTCATCGCTATTGCATAAGCGTCTAGCGCAGAATAGGTATCCAAGTCAATGACTGGGCGTTTCCTTGCCATGGGATAAGTGTTACTTACCTAACAACTCGATTATTGTATCGACACGCGCTTCAAGTCGATTAACTTGGTCTTTAATACTAGACCCGCCGTTTGGCTTGAGTTCTGTCAGGTAGTGCTTAATCATGAATTGTGTGTAAGAAGCCATACCACCAAGCACAGTGACAATACCCACAGCCCAAGCAGCGTAATCAACGGCGGTCATTTCTTTGGAGTTGCGTATCCAAATACGCCCGCTAGAACTGCCCAAAGGATTGCGCGGTAATCCATGTCAAAGTTAGAAGCTGCCCAAGCTGAGAGGAACGCTCCTGCTGTAAGAACTGCTGGATTCTTCATGTTCATGCTTTTCCACCTATCATCGGAATCTGAAAGAACGAATTGTCAATATCGCCCGCCTTGGTAAATGAGACATGGCAATGATGATTGTGCTTATTAGCCCCGTCATAAGTACGCCAACGCCAAGCCTTCTTAGGCGACGCGATTCTTCCATCGAAGATGACATAAGCGATTCTCTTATCGCCAGCTCTAGCACAGAGTCGAATCTGGTCTGCAAGATAAGGCATGAGGTCGGGCTTTGCTTTTCCAGATAAATCCCTGTCAATGTCAATCGCTCGTACAATGTTTCCACAAGAAGCGTCTGGAATATGATCTGATGAACCAGCAGCAAGGTGTCTTGCATCTGCGATCCACCCGTCGCTGGCTCTATCACGGTCTGAAAACGAATCATCGACTTGCAACCTTAATTGCTGACCCGCTCTGCATAACTTGGGGGTCATCTCTGAGGCTCTGTAGGCAATCTGAGTGCAGTCAAAGTAAGAACTTCAGCGTATTGAACTTCCACCGTGGCAATGACTTTATCTTGAACGAATGATGGACTTGTATAAGCAGTGGTCTTTGTAGCCTCTAGGTCAATCTCGCCTGTAGCCTGATTGTAAGAATCTAAAGGATAGCCAAGGCTTGCGCATAGGGAATCATGCCAAGCGTTAAATTCTTCAACAGAATCCCATTCATACCAGTCCCACATTAGACACCCCATTTTGTTGCTAGGTAACTATTGACTGTAGATAAGTTTCCTGCGCTTAGATAAGAGTTATAGATAATGATTTCTCCTATAGCGCCATCGAAAGGCAAGTTTGTTGTATTAGCCTTGCTATCTCCAATAGTTAAATCAAACGTAGGAGTGCCAGTATTTACTGAAGCGGTCAAACTGTTATTTTTAATATCAGCACCGCCTTTATATTTCATGACTGAACGATTAGCTGCCGTACCGTCATTCGGTTTTGCCTGATTTGACCAATAATGAAATCCTGAAACTGTGTTATTCGATGAAATGTTGTCAATAACACCAGTCCCACCAACGCCTCTTGAAATAATGTGGTTAATGCGCAAGGTATTAGCCTCGCTAAATACAACGCCTGTGTTTGAGCTTGTGTTTCCTTGGTTGCCCATTACATCTCGATAATTGTCATTGTCTTTTACTAGAGCAAAGAATACCGTGTATTCAGTTCCATCACTAAGAAACGTCCAAGTAGATGTGGCAGAAGAAGAAACCAAGCGATCGTCTGTACCGTCAAAATCAATAAGGTTGAGAGAATTTTGTGTGCGAGTGCCAGAAGAAGGACGGTTGCCAGCAGTACTTTGAGCAAAGTTGCGCGTATTTCCTGATTTATCATTCCATTGAGTAACTGCTGATCCAGAGACGCTAATGCTCGAAGTATCAGAAGCATCAAGCCATAACTGACAACCAGCAATGCTGGTGGGTGAAAATGCAACTGTCCCTGTTGAAAACAATCCTGCTGTGATTGCGCCAATCATTAGGCAATGCCACCTGCGACATACCAAGTATCTGTTGCAGTCTTGATGCAGACTGCTGTCTTATATTGAGCCAAGGTTGGAGAAGCTGCTGTTGCTCCTGCTGAAAGGACTGTAGTAGTACCAGAGGTCACAGCAGAGATTGTGCAAGTGCCTGCACCTTTATTAAGAACTGTGATTGCTGTGCCTACTGGGAACGCTACTGAGGCGTTTGTAGGAATTTTGAAGGCGATTGCTGTCGCCTTATTCATTGGCTGTAGGACTTGGTACTGATCGTTAAGAACGGCTGTGTAGTCGGTCGTCGCGTCAGCGTTTACCGTGAAAGCTACAAGCCCATTGACTGTTGCGGCTGTAAGTACGTCGCCTGTTGCTGCTGGTAGTCCTGATGCCATGATGCTCCTAATATCCCAATGTGTTAGTGCCGATTATACCGTAATACGAGCTTCCAACGATGAAGCCATCGGCTATTGGCTCAAGCGTTGTAATATTTGCAGTCATCTTGTTAGGCGTGATAGACCAGTTAATGCCTTGGAACTGTAGATTCTTAACAATGGTTGAACCGTCAGGCTGGATATTGGTTATCAGCAGATTCGAGAAGTAATCGAGCCCAAGCATTGTGTCGGTTGGAACTGATGGATCGAGTAAGTCCACCGTCATTTCGTCAATGCGAATTGTCGTCTCTTGGCGAGTAGCGACGTACTCTTTGGCAATATTGGTGACGATTGTATCTGTCTCAGCTACCAAGTCTGTCTGAGTAATTGAGTGCGGGAAATACTTGTCGATAGAAGTCTGGTTATAGGCAGTAATGACTGAGCCACCAACACGCCCTAGATTGGCTTGGTTAATGATGAGCTTGTCATCGAAGCTGTATTTGAGGTTCTTGTAAGGAATCCCGCCTGTCTGGTTAAAAGCGGTTGGAGCAGTAGCAAGAGATGCCATAACCTGCGCTCTAGACTTAAATACGGCTGTTCCTGAGCCATCCATATAGAAAGCACCAGTCTCAGAGAACTCGGCGTTCTTGAGCGCCTGAAGGCTTGTGCGGTTGGTCGCTGGGTCAGCGATGCAGGTATTAGCCCCAGTAGCGATGGTGCGCATAGAAGATGGGAAACTTACTTGGTCTAGAATCTTGCCAATCCGTGTGCCTGTGTCCTGTCCTGCTGTGGCATTGGTAATGGTTGAGACATTAGCCATGTTAAATAGGCGAAAAGCATCTTGGCAGATAATGTCCACATAGCCAGTATCTTGATTGACTGGATAGGTGTAGCGATACTCGATGGCATAGCCTGAAAATAAATACTTTTGAGTGGTGCTGGTAGTTGCTGATACACGGAGCTTACGAAGCGGCACAAGTTTGCCGTAGTAAGGGCTCGCTGTATTTTGCGGGTTGAAATAGGACAATGGATCAAGTACGCGAACTGTGCATTGCCCTGCTTCGTACTGGTCGCGCTGGATATTGCGCCCACGGGTAATGCTTATCTCATAGACATTAGGCGTTAAATCAACTGTTGGCTCAGGCGATGACGAATCGCCCAAGGTGTTTGTTCCCAAGATGCCGTATTTAGGGTCGCCAATTACAAAGCCGTTATAGCCGAATGTAGCGCCGTTAGAGAAGTCAAAGGAAACGGCTATCTGAGCTGGGAGTGCCATTAGCCGAACATACCTGCGATTCTACCGATTTGACTTGGTGAACCTGAAAGGCTGGAGAGCTGTGCGCCAGCAAGAACTTTGTCAATAAGTTCCTGCTCACGAATGAGATTGCCTTGCACAGTAATGTTATTAACAATAGTTGGCTCGGTTGTCTGCATACCGTAAGAAGGATAAATAGTGTTTGGCGCTTGGTTAGCGACAGAAGCTGCATAGTCTCCATAACCTGCAACAACTCCGATAGCGGTAAGCGCTGGGCTGATTGTTGCCTGAGTGTAGGTTTGATTCATTGTCAGCGCATCGAGCTTCTTCTGAAAGTTAGCAATCCAATCATCAAGATAAGCAAATGGATTTTTCGCGGTTGGAATTGAGAGGAAGTATTGGTAGAGCTTGCCAGTTGAATCCTGAGCCATGAGAATATCTTTTGTCAGTTTTGTGGCTAGGTCAGCGTTACCATTGAGGATAGCCGCTTGAGCCTCAAGGCGAGTACGATCCTCGGCAGATATATTGCCTTTGAGTGCTGCGATAATCTGGATTTGCTCTAAGTCGAAAATGCTCTGAGCCTTCTTGAGCGCCGCCTGTTGCTTTTGTTGCGCAGTCAGCTCTTTTTGTGCTTTGACTTGCTTAGTTGTAAGCGCAGCCAGTTCTTTGGCTCGCTTGGCGGCAGCCGCTTCTGCTGCGCGTTGCTGTGCTGTTCGAGCGGCTGTTCCAGCAGGAGATGATGAACGATTGGTGTTTGGCTTGCTTTGTAGCATGCCAGCAAGTGAACCGTTTGCGCCAGTTAAGCCACCGAATGAAGTGAGCCAATCTAATCCCTTGTAAAGTTTAACTAGACCAGCGACGGCGAAACTAGCAGCAGTTGTAATGCCGTTAATGCCTTTGGCAATGTTGTCAATAGTCTTTGCAGCATCACTTGTGGTTGTTCCACCCGCAATGCGAGCAAAAGCATCGACTAGCCCTGCGCCGATAGATTCTTTGGCGTTCTGAGAGGCAACACTTAACACGTCCATCTTGTAGGCAGTAGTTGTTAGATAATCCTGCGCTGCGCCAGCAGACTTGGTAAGCATTACGCCTAGGATTTCATTAAATGACTTTGATTTTAATTCTGCCTGAGTAAGCCCTGTGTTGTATTTCTTAAGCCCGCGAGTAATCCCGACATAGCCATTCGCTAAATCTTGTGTAACAGTAGCCAAGTCAATGCCACTAGCGCGGCTTATCTGAATTGCATTATTAAGCAATTCCTGTGACTTTGTAAGTGATCCTGTAGTGGTAAGCAAAGCCTGAAATGCTGGGCGCAGAATATCGTCAGCAATTCCAGCAGATGATTCAAGATTCTTAATAAAGTCCGTGACGCGTGACTGGCTGAATGAAAGTCCAAGGTTATCGACTGCCGTTGCTAGTCGTCGAGCTGCTGCCTCATCGTCTGAAAATGCTTTAACTGCTGCTTTGCCATAGGCGGTAAATGCTGCAATGCCAATACCTGCGCCTAGTCCTGAAGCGAGCTTCTTGACGTTGCGCTCCAACATCATTACTGACTTGTTGGCTTTATCAAATGCGGGTTTGCCTGTGTACTCGGCGGCAATGTTAATCGCGACGTTACTCATGCGGCTCTCCTTAGATTGACAATTTCGCTGCGGGCGTTGAACTTCTTTGTAGTATTTTCGATTGAACGAATAACGGCAAGATTGGCTTTGCCTTGGGTCTTAGCCCAAGCACGGAAGATAAGGCGACCCATCATGCGATGGTCGTTGCCCTTCATCGAGCCGAATAAGTTTCCAAGGTTTGAGATGAACTGGTTTCCAGCATAGGGATTGACAGAACGAGAAACCCCTTTAGAGAACCCGCCAGCATTACGCCCCACCCATGGCTGACCTTGACCGTTCTTGCGTCCTGCTGTTTCGTAAATCGCACCAATCATTGACTTATTCTGAATTCTGACTGTGTTGGTAAATCCTGCTCGGTTTGGCTTACTCGGAGTTGTCTTAAATACAATTCCCGCTTTAATTACATTGGCATTATAGGTAGGAAACTTACCTTCAGAAAAGGATCGTGGCGCCCACCCTGACATGGGAGACTCAATAGGCACAAAGCCACGAGCTTCATTAACAACTGGGCGAAGTGTCGCGCCTAATTCTTTTGTTAATTCTTTGGACAAATCTGGAGCATATTGACTTAATGCTCTACGAAGTCCGAGAGCGCCTACGACTTCTGTTGGCATCGCTACGCTCCTTCGCTATGTCCTTGAGGACTTCTACATGTGCCTTAAACGCCATTGGTGAAAGTTCAACAATGGTTTGAAACGGGACTCCAAACTCGAAACTCATACGAGCCGCAAGATAGGTGAGAGAGTCCCGCCTAACCCAGAGGGTCAGACTCCAATACTTCAACACTTTTCAGAGTTGCAAGGAAATCTTCCCCAAAGGGTTTGACCGTTTCACCTGAACGACGTATTGCTTCCCAGCAGAGCCAATATACTGAACTTTGCATTGCATCTTCAATGAGGCTTTTGTGAAAGCCTTTTTTAAAGTGTTGTTCAAAAGAATATTCAATAACTGGGGTTATTTCATATTCTTGAACTGCGCCATCTGTTCTTGTTACCTTTAGCTTTGCCATTTTTAGCCCCTTAATTTGTTATTAGAATGTGCCTGTTGTTGCTACTGCAACTGTACCTGATACGTTCCAAGTTACGCTCTGAGTTGAGAGATCGCCTGTTGCGCCGTTGATATCAGTTGTGTTGTTAATCAAGCAGGTTGCTGTGTAAAGTGGGTTTGTCGCTGAAACTGCTGTTCCCTTTGTCTGAAGGAGAACTACTGTTACGTTTGTTCCCCATGCAGCCTGAAGGGTTGCAAGCACGTTTGCTGATGCTGTGTCGTTCAGGAAGTCGATTGTGATAGATGATGCCTCAAGTCCCTTTACGAACTTGTGACCTGAATCACCCATTGCTGTTACTTCAAGTTCATCAAATGAACGGTTGAGTGTAACGCTTGTAACGTGGTCGCTAAGATCAACTGAATTAACCTTTACGCCTACGTTGTTGCTCATGAATACTGCCATTTAGGTTATTCCTCTTCTTTCTTAGCTGTTGGTTTTGGTGCTGGTGCTGCTGGTGGAAGCTGACCGATTTTCTTTAGGAAGTCGGTTTGTTCCTTTGTCCAATCGTCCATTCGATTAGCTCCATTCCGTGAGTGTTGAGATGTTAATGGTGGCTGTTAAAAAGTCTCCAGCCGCAGTCTCGATAGAGCCTACGTTTGTAACTGAGCCAACATTAAAGCTGATTGCAGATGCCGCTAGTTTATTAAAAACGGCGACCATTAAATCCTCGATGCCTGAAAGGTTTCCTTGGTTATCCAAGAGCGGAACATAGAGGCGGATTTCAAGATTAGCCATTGGGTTGATAGTGGCATACTGGTTGTTATTGGGTACGAGATAATCACCAGATGAAGGCGCGACAACAACGCTGTTAGCAATAGGAGTGGCAGGAGGAAACGCAAATACTGAGTATTTTGTATTATCCGTAAGTGCTGCGGCTATCGTCGAGCGAAGTATCGTAATGGCCGTCATTTCAACCAACCATGCTACGGGGATCGAGATAAGGAGAAAGCAACCCACGAACGCGAGCCATAAGAGTATTGCCCATGCGATAAGGACTAGGGGTGTATCCGTCAATGGTTACTCCACCTGATGATGGCGCTTGACGGCTCTGCCAAATGTCAATGGAAATCATAAGAGCAGCTTCCTGAATGGAAGGAATTGTTGAAGGATCGAGATAAGTTTCTGCTGCGACTGTACCGTAAGGATTAACTGGGTGGTAAGGAGCAGGGGTGTTGTTGTTGCCAGTAATGGCATAAGTGATTGAGTATTCGCCAATTTCGGTAATGGTTTTTGAGCCGTTGTGCTTTGAGCCATTGCCTGAGATTGTGACGGTTTGTCCAACATAAAAAGTATAAGTAACTGGCTCATCAAAATAGAGAGTCCCAGTTGTCGCTGTATTGCTGTGTGCAACATTGTTTGTGTTGTTAGCCCAAATAAAAGGAAGCAGCACATTGTCAGCAGCGTCGCAAACTTCTTGCAGGGTAGCGTCAGCGTAGAGACTGCCTACGCCAAGAGCTGTGCGAAGTTCTGCGATTGTTGTGAGTGACATGCTATTCCTTTCTAAAGACTCACGGGGACTGCAAGGGCTCTGGCAGCCCCCGTGAGCGACTTAGGTTCTTACTGATTAAGTAAGGTTGAAGCGACGAACGCCAGCGCCACCCTTAAGAACACCAATAGCAAGGTATCCGTAGAGTACGATTTCGATTTCGCCTGTTGATAGGACGTTGAGACGAAGCTGTGTTGTTGGTGATTCCCAAACATAGACAGATTCTGGAGCAACCAAGAACGCTGACTCATCAACGATTCCTGATACTGAGATGTTGTGATCCACGATGAGGCTTGTGCCCAATACGTTTCCAACTACAGAAGTTGGAACTACTGCGCCTGAAGCGTTCTGTGTCTGACCCTGTGCGGAATATAGAGGGCGTGAAGAACCATCAACGTAACCGTTAATTGCTGCCCATTGGTCGGTTGATGCAACCAACTTGTTAGCAAAGTTTCCGCCAGTTGCCTTGTAGGCTGCTGCTGACTGTGTTGCGATGAATGACTGGAGTCCTGCTGCTGTTGCAGCAACACCTGTTGCCTGAGTTCCTGAAGCTGTGAATGCAGCGATAAGTGCTGAATCTGTAGCAGCTTCGTAAGCCTTGCGGAGTTCAGTCATGAGGAGATCCATGAACGCTGGTGATGAGCGGTCGATGAGTTCCCATGAAACGACGTTACGACCAGCAAACTTGTTGACGTTAACTGTGTCGTAAGTTGAGGTCATGCCTGTTGTTGAGATTGAAGCTGCTTCATCTGCGTCTGCAACTGTTGGAGCAGTTCCAAGCTTAGGAATTGTGAATGACATTCCTGCTGCTGGAAGTGCCTGACGTGTTACTGCTTCAAATGCTGGGCGACCTGTGAAGGTTGTTGTTACAAACTCGTTGAGGTGCTGTGGGAGTGTGAGTCCTGTGTTTGTTGATGTTGTGTCATCTGCTGCAAGAACTGTGCGACGTGCATTATCGTCACCCATTGCTGCCTTGATAGATGCCTCAAGGTACTGTGCTGATGTGATAGGCGCTGTGCGCTCTTTCACTTGGAGATTTGCTACAACTGTTGGGCGAGCCGCTTCGACTGCTGCTGCTTCAACTGCTGGAGCTTCTACCTGTGTTGTGGTTTCTTCCACGACTGGCTCGCTTTCTGGTTGGGTTTCTTCAGCAGGGGTTGATTCCTCTGCTGCGATCTCTAACACTTGAGCAGACTTAAACGCTGGCTCTGTTACTAGAGAAACTTCTTTTAGTTTTGCCGCAGTTACGACAATATGTCCATCGCGTGATGGCTTTGATGC